GACCAATGGAGAAATTGGGGCAAAGACGGCAATTGCACCGTAGATGGCAAGCTATCTTGGGTTGATGTGCAAAAGATGGTCATTGAATCAATCGCTCGTGACGGCGAAGCGTTTGTCATCTTGCATCGCAGTGCAGAGTTCAAGGACTCATTCAGCCTTCAGTTGATTGAGCCTGATCGAATCGACGTAGAGTTCTCTGAATACCTAAAGAACGGCAATGAAGTCCGTATGGGTGTTGAGATTGACAAGTTTAAGCGTCCAGTCGCTTACCACATGCTTTCCTACCATCCGGGTGACTATGACTTCACCTCGATGTCGAAGAGTCCAAAGCATATTCGTATCCCTGCTGAGAAAATGTTGCATATTTTCAAGCAGTTACGAGCAGGACAGACGAGAGGGGAGCCTTGGATGGCCCCTTCAATGGCTGGATTGAAGCAATTAGGCGCGTTGCGGGAAGCTGCTGTCGTGAATGCTCGTGTTGGAGCCTCTAAGATGGGCTTCTTCACCTCTCCCGCTGGTGATGGATTTGTTGCTGATGACCTCGATGGCAATGTTCCAATCATGGATGCGGAGCCGGGCACATTCCACCAGTTACCAAATGGCGTGGACTTCACCGCATTTGACCCTCAGTACCCCTCTAGCGAGTTTGATAGCTTCCATAAGGCAATCCTGAAGGGTATCGCAAGCGGCCTCGAGGGAGCCTCCTACACGTCCCTATCGAATGATTTGGAGGCAACCAGCTACTCAAGCATTCGGCAAGGTGCATTAGAGGAGCGTGACGCATATAAAAACCTTCAGACTTTCATGATCGACAGCTTTATCCGTCGCGTTTATGAGGCTTGGCTTGCTTCTAGTATGGGAATGGGCGCGATTATCGTCCCTCTGCGTGAATACGACAGGTTCGCTAGTAAGAGCGAGTTCCGTGGTAGGGCTTGGAGTTGGGTTGACCCACAGAAAGAGATGACTGCGGCTGTTCTTGGTCTAAAGAACGGCATCCTGAGCCTGCAAGATGTTGCCAGCAACTATGGCAAGGACACTGAAGAACTGCTTGCTCAGATTCAGCGTGATAAAGCGCTGATGGAGCAGTTTGGCGTTCAATACGCGCTAGAGCCGTATGCAGGTCAAATCCTGCCGGTAGAAGCTGACATCTCTGGAGACTCTGATGGCGACTTATAAGGGCAGAGACATAAACACCAAGCCAACCGAGGCGATGGTTCGAGAAGCCAAGCGTGGGCTTGAATGGCGCAAAGAATTCGGCAGGGGCGGGACAGAGGTTGGTGTTGCTAGGGCGCGGGATATATCTAACCGCAAAGAGCTATCTATCGACACGATGAAGCGCATGTATTCGTTCTTCTCTCGACACGAGGTCGATAAGAAGGCTGAAGGGTTCCGTCCGGGAGAGGAGGGTTATCCATCAGCAGGGCGAATCGCTTGGGCGCTATGGGGTGGGAGTGCCGGATTTGCAGTAGCCAGACGAGTCAGGAGGCAGGTTGAAGCGGCTGATGAGGCTGAAGATCGAGCAGCAATTTCTGGTTCAGTGAAGAAAGGCTTGCAGAAGAAGGTCGAGGATCACAACGAGGAGGTTGGGGATGTCGAAACTAAGCGAACTAATCTACGAACTTTATCAGCAGTTTTTAGACGTGGTGTGGGAGCTTATAAGACTAATCCGGGGTCTGTTCGACCGACGGTAAAGAGTCCTGAGCAGTGGGCTTACGCTCGCGTTAATTCATTTTTATACGTTTTGCGTAACGGCAAGTTCCGTGGCGGGAAGCATGACACTGACCTACTACCCAAAGGCCATCCACTAAGTTCTGATGACAGAGGTTTTGATTCAGAAAGTGACAAGAAATGGAGTGACACGATGGACAAAATCTTGGAAAATCAACACCTTACAGATGAAACTGAAGAAATTACTATGGATTCAGAAAGACACATTAAGAACGTCGAAGAAACCGATGATTCCTACATCGTTGAGTTCGCCAAAGATGAGATGGAAGAGCTTGATGAGGCGACTGAGGAAGTCGTTGAAGAGGTTGAAGAGGTAGTCGAAGAGAACGCTTATAGCGAGGAAGACCGCGCTGCTGAGTCAAATATGACTCGCGCAATGGCGATGGAGATGTCGCCTATAGACGACGATAAGCGAACTGTTCGCATGGCTATCTCAAGCGAAGAGCCGGTTATGCGCTCATTCGGCATGGAAGTATTAGAACATTCAGACGAAGCGATTGACTTGTCATTCCTGAAGTCTGGACGCGCCCCACTGTTGTTAGACCACGATCCTGAGAAGCAGGTGGGCGTTATTGAATCTGTAAGCCTTGATGGCTCGGCCCGGCGACTCCGGGCGACTGTGCGTTTTGGAAAAGGCGCACTTGCTAGAGAGGCTTTCGATGATGTTACCGATGGTATCAAAGCTAATGTCAGCATTGGTTATTCGGTACAAAAAATGGAGCGGAAGGACAAGGACACTTATGTGGTCAAGAAGTTCCGTATCCACGAAGCAAGTTTAGTATCAATCCCCGCTGATGTGACAGTTGGCGTGGGGCGGTCTAGCGAGCCTTCGCAACAACCAGTGATCGTAACTGACAATATGGAGAAAACTATGTCAGAAGTTGATGTACAAGCGGTTGAGGCACAAGCCCGTCAAGCCGCTCAAAAGAACGCCGCTCTCATCGTAGAGCTTGGTGCCCACCACAACAAGTCAGAAATGGCTCAACGCGCTATCGCTGATGGCGTAAGCATCGAAGAATTCCGAGGTCGGTTGCTAGAAGAAATCGGCAGCACCCGCGCTCTGGAAGACCAAGAAGTTGGACTGACTCCAAAAGAGATTCAGAAGTTCAGCTTGATGCGAGCTATTCATGCTTTGGCTAACCCGACTGACCGACGCGCTCAAGAAGCTGCTGCTTTTGAGTTTGAGGCATCACGATCTGCTGCACAGCAGTACGGTGTGACCGCTCAAGGCATCATGTTGCCTGCTGAAGTTCTGCGTAACTGGAAGCGTGACATGTCTGCTGGCTCTGACGGCGACTTGGTTGCTGAAGACTTCAAGGGCGAAGAGTTCATCGACGCTCTGCGTAACTCTTCTGCGGTAATGCAAGCCGGTGCTCGTATGCTGGGTGGTCTGTCTGGAGACGTTAAGATCCCCAAGAAGACTGCTGCTTCTACCGCTGCTTTTGTTAACGGTGAAGGTACGGCTGCTGCTGAGTCAGAAATGACCATCGGTAACGTAAGCATGGCTCCTAAGACTCTGGGTGCATTCACCGACGTAACTCGTCAGTTGCTCATCCAAAGCTCTTTGGACGTTGAAGCTCTGATCCGTGACGATCTGGCTCAATCTATCGCTACCGCGATTGACAAGGCTGGCTTGGAAGGTTCTGGCTCTGCTGGCAACCCAGAAGGTATCTTGAATACCACTGGTGTTAACCAAGTGACCAACTTTGCTGGCGCTAACCCAACGTTTGCTGAAGTAGTAACGCTGGAAACTGCTGTAGCAGAAGACAACGCTCTGATGGGCAACCTGTCCTACATCTTGCCTGCAAGCATGTATGGCGCGTTGAAGACCACCGAGAAGGCCACCAACACTGCTCAATTCGTAGTTGAGCCGGGCGGCACCATCAACGGTTATCAAGGCATCGTGTCTAACCAAGCTACTGCTGGAAACCTGTACTTCGGTAACTTCAGTGACCTACTCATCGGCATGTTCGGTGGATTGGACATCGTTGTTGACCCATACAGCAACAGCACCAGCGGCACAGTCCGAGTCGTTGCATTGCAGTCTGTAGACGTAGCAGTACGTCACGCAGTGAGCTTCGCATTCGGTAACGACGGCGCATAAAGCTGACGAAGCCCCTCACCTTCGGGTGGGGGGTCTTCCTTGGAGGTGGTATGAAGTACGAAGTGAAGAAGCGTTGCGTCATCAAAGGTTCCACATGGAACGTTGGCGACATCGTCGAGACTGGTAAAGATTTCGACGAGGCAGATGTAAAAGGATTATTGGGCATTGAGCGGATTGTTCCGTATGCCGAGCCTGAAAAGACAGAGGATCGTTCTATTGGTCTAGGGGATGACAAGCCTCGAAGACGGTATCGGAAGAAGTCTGACTAATGGCTGTAGAGACTGCGGATGACAGGTTGTTAATGCTGACCGACTTTGGGATAGACGTGTCTTACACGCTCCAAGGCGGTTCTGCGGTCACATATAAAGCTATCGTTGATAACGATTATGAAGGCGTTGAGGCGGGGGGTACGGTTGCGTTTGCTGTTAGCCGTCCCCGGTTGCTTATGAGAACGGCAGACATATCAACGGCAGCGGAGGGGGATTCTGTCGCTTACGAAGGTAATACCTATACAGTCAACATTGTTATGGCTGATGGTACTGGGATGACAGAGCTAATGGTGAGTAAAAACTAATGGCGCATGTACGGCAGTTGATTAGAGAGAACATCGAAACCACGCTCACTGGTTTGACTACGACTGGTTCTCGCGTGTTTGTTAGCCGGGTTTATCCGATAGCAGCAGACAACTTGCCGGGGTTGGCATTGTACACGATGGACGAGAGTTCTGAGTACACGACAACAGGTCTGCCTAGAACGATTATGCGCCAGCTTTCAGTAAATGTTGAAGCGTATGTGCGAGGCAACACGAATTACGATGACTCCTTGGATACTATCTGTTCAGAGATTGAGGTAGCCCTTTACACTGACTTAACGAGGGGTGGGTACGCAAAGGATACGAAGGTCACTTCTATGGACTCGGAGTTCTCTGGCGACGGGGATCAACCTGTAGCAAGAGCCACGCTGCGTGTTGAAGTGGTATATGCGACTAAAGAAAACGACCCTACAACGGCGGTTTAGCATGATTGACATGAAATATAACGAAGCGCTTATCAGAGTTACTCAAGATCGAGTTGCTTACTTGGAATCAAAAGGCTGGGTTCGGGTGGACGCTGCTGATGATGAAACCCCCGCAGAAGCGGAAGAAACTGACGAATCCTTGGAGGATTAAATATGGCTACGCATACTGGAAAAGACGGAACTATCCGGGTTGGTGCTACCGATCCCGTTGGTGAGTTGAGGTCTTTCAACATCAACGAATCCGCAGACACGGTGGAAGACACTACTATGGGCGATACCGCTAGAACGCGGAAAGCCACCCTGACATCTTGGGATGGAGCGATAGAGTGCTACTGGGATGAAAATGATACCGCTGGTCAGGTTGCTTTGGGTGTTGGCACAGAAGTCGCTGATCTTCGGTTCTACCCAGAAGGAACGGCTTCAGGTGACACTTATTATTATGGTGCTTGCATTGTTACTGGCGTAAGCCGAAATGTAACGTTTGACGGCATGATTGAGATGTCTATCACCGTCGAAGGTAATGGTGCGCTGAGTACGGACACTGTGTAATGGCAGGATTAATAGACCAAGCGGTTGCTCATTTTAGTAACCGCGAAATAAGAAGCATGAATGTTCCTGAGTGGGAAACCACTGTTTACGCCAAGAATATGTCTCTTGATGGTAAGGCTCGTTTAGCGAAACGATCCGATGGAGATACCTATGATTACTTGGTGTATGCCTGCGTCTTCGGATTAACCGATGAGCAGGGAGAGGCGGTTTTTACGTTAGAGGATAAGGTTAAGCTCAAGACGAGCGTTGACCCAGACATCGTTATTCGCCTTGGCAATTTTGCTTTGGGTGTAGACGGTGATGACGAAGAGGAACGTGAAAAAAACTGATTGACGATCAAGGGGAGCCGACTGACTTGTTCTTAATGTTCGAGCTTGCCAGTCGCCTTGGTCAACCTCTCTCGGTGATTATGGACATGACTGTGAACGAGTTTAACCACTGGTTCACTTATTACCGCATCAAGCAGGAGATGGTGAATGGCGACACCCGCTGACATTCTATTAAGAGCAAGAGTAGACGATAAAGTCTCCAAGCCTCTTCAACAGATCAACACCAAGATGAATCAGACTACCAAGGCCGGTAAGGACTTGAGTGGTCAGATGCGTTTGATGCGTGGTGGAGCGGGGCAGTTTGGCCATCAGATTCAGGACGTTGCTGTACAGCTTCAGATGGGCACCGACGCAATGATTGTGTTTGGTCAGCAGGGTTCTCAGGTTGCTTCTTTGTTTGGCCCTAAAGGTGCAATGTTAGGTGGCTTGCTCGCTGTTGGGGCAGCTATAGCCGGGCCTCTTATCAAATCTTTGACCCAATCCAATGATCTTCTTGAAGAACTAGAAAAGAATGCAAGGGAAAGCACAGCTTCTCTCAATGATCTTAGTGGTGCTCAAAAAGCTATCGCAAAAGAAATGTTGCTTGAGCGAGAGAGAGAGCTTCTTGAGGCTATAACTCAAGCAAGAAAAAACCTTGCGGAAGCTGAAGAAGATCAACTATCAAAGTCTGTCACCAAGACTCGCGGCGGTGTGAATCAAAATGCGAATGCTTTTGAACAAGCGGGTGAGGCTGTAAAAAAATATACAAGACAGCTAGGCTTGGCGGAAGCTGAACTAGAGAATGTACAAACATCTTTGTCGGGCGTAGATCAATCATTGGTCGCATCTAATGAAGCTCTGGAGCTTCAGGTTGCCACTTACGGCATGAACGAGCTAGCTGCCGCCGCATACAAGGCTCAGTTAGATGGTGTTATAACCGCCGAGGAGCGTTATCAACTAGAGTTGTTGAGTCAGCTTGAAACTCTTAAAGCGGTTGAAGAAGCCAAGAATGAATCCAGAAAGAAGCGCGAAGAAGACATAAAGGCCGCTGAAGACCTTGCTGACGCTGAAGCTGCGGCGTTTAAGGTTGTAACCGATGCTCAAAACAAAAGATTCTCTGATGATGAGAGGCGCAGGACTAAGGCTGCATCTGAAGAAAAGAAGCGTAAAGACACGGCTATCGGGAATCTTGAAGACAACCTTATGGCTCTGGATTCTAATAATAAGAAAGTTTTTGCGGCGCAAAAGGCGTTTCGCATGGCCGAAGCAACAATGGCTGCCTTTCAAGGTTACAACCAAGCTATTGGCGCGTTCCCTCCCCCGTTAGGTCAGATTCTTGGTGCCACTACATTTGCGCTGGGTATGGCTAACGTCGCTCAAATCAAAGCCCAGAGTTTCGAGGGTGGTGGCTTCACTGGGCATGGCGCTAGGGCTGGCGGTTTAGATGGTAAGGGTGGCCGTATGGCTATGATCCACCCTAATGAAACGGTGATTGACCATAGCAAGGGCGGGGCTAGTGGCGTTACCGTCATCAATAACGTGGACGCTAGAGGCTCTGGTGCTGACGTAGATCAAAGGATCAAATCTGCTATGGCCCAGACATCACAACAGACTATAATGACGATACAAGACCTGAAGAGACGGGGCAGATTCTAAATGACTACATTCTCTTTCCCTGACATCACCCCTACCAGTAGCACGTTTGAGCTTGTATCCAATACTCGGGTATTCCAATCACCGCTAACGAACGCTATCCAAACAACTTCCCGCAAAGGTTCGATGTGGAGAGCTACCTTGCAGTTCAGCAACCTAACAGGTGATGAGCGAGCAGAGATGCAGGCGTTTCTAGTGAAGCTGAACGGGCAGCAGCATAGATTCACGCTCAAAGATCACTCATACACCAGAAGGGGCGCTGGTGGCGGAACTTTGCGCGTCAACGGTGGTAGTCAATCGGGTACCACTCTTCTTTGTGACGGCGCGACTGCCAGCGTTAACAATTATTTGAGAGCCGGTGATTACATAAGTTTTGACGGCCAACTTTATATGGTTGTCGCTGACGCCAACAGCGATGCCTCTAGGCAAGTGACGCTATCAATAGCTCCCCCTTTGAGGTTTTCACCTGTCAACAACAGGATTGTCACATATTCGGGTGATGTGGAAGGCGTGTTCATGTTGGCAGGCTCAGCATCTTGGGATACGCAG